AATTTGGTCCACCGCTTCATCCATCTGTTTAAGTTGCTTCCTGTCAGCTTCGATATTCTCTTTGGCAGTTTTGATTTTCTCATCATAGATTGCTATTTTACTTCCAACATCACCACTTACTAGAGTTTGGTCATTATGTGCTTTAGAAAGGAATCCAAAGATACCCATTGATGTGATTAGCATTAGTACGATGACTGCAATAGTCATGTAGTACTTCATAAAACGTGGAGCCTTTTCCCAGTTAGCTTTGAGCCAACTAGCGCATACTAGTTTGCCGACTTCTAAAGCCGAGCCCATGATGATAATTGGAATTGCCGCCGCAGAAAATATAGCGGTCAAACCTACTACGGAATAGTAGATAGCGACCGCCGATATTGTTAAACCTGTTAAGAGTAGTAGGTAAGCTAGTATCATCCAACAAGTATACAGGTTTATTAGACGCCTGTCAAGGTATCTGCGACTTGTGTCACTGATACATCTGCCCAAATGTTAGCATTAGTGTCTGGACGTTGAACTGTTACTCTAGATTGTAATTCTTCAACTGTACCTGGATTATACACACGATAGTTCTTATACCATCCTGTAGTAGCACCACGGACAATACCACGGACAACTAGTTCACGTACTGCTTTGGCAGTTGTGTTTACATAGTTCGAACCGCCACCGTAGCCTACAAACGTTGTGTTTGATGAGCTTTCTGCTAGAAGAATACTTTGGTAGCCTTGTAATACAGGAGCATCGCGATCATATGCTACATCAAATGCCAATGTAGTAATAGCAGTATTAGCGTTGGCTGTAGCGGAAGGGAAGTCTCCAGCTGAGCCACCACTAAATGTTACAGTCATATCGTAAATACGAGCATCAGCAAGTTTGGTAAGTTCTTCTACAATATTTTGCCAACGAACGTTGCCCTGTGCTAGATTGGTTGCGTTTGTAGTACTTGATGGAGCAACCGCATATGCGTTCCAATCGTAAGGGTTTACACCACCGGCTGTTTGACCAGCGGTATTCCAAGTAGCAGTTCCGCCACTTTGCGTGATCACAACTCTGTAAAATGTTGGATCTAGTTGGTTAATATTTTGTTGATATCCTGATGGCATTATTATGCTCCTAATTAGCTCTAGTATTTATTTAAATATGATCAAAGCCATCAAGCAAGCCTGGACGAAAAATCCAAAGCCAATTGTTACAATATTAAGCAAATCCTTCTGGATTGTTGCTTTGATAAAGAACAAAAATAGCCCTGCCCAACTGAAAAGTACCATATCAACTGGTGGCATTTTTTCAGTTAGTCCGGTAAGAACAGCGATTTCTGTGGGAATAGTAGCTAGATGTAGCAGAACTACAGCGCACCATCCTGCAGTTTCTGCAGAAATATGAGGCATGTGTTCTTTTAGGTTTTTAACCCAAAGATCCAAATCAAAGAAATCGTGGACAAACTTTTTCAAAAAATCTAAACTCATAAGGTTTCCTTAGTTGTAAAAAATGTGACGGCCAATTTTGGCTACGGGCTTTTTGCCCCACCCTGGGTTAACATAATCGCCATGAAAATATAGTGCTCGATTAAGATCCTTAATACGGAATCCTTCTAATAGCACCTTCTTAGCTACTTCCATACTTTCTGTATAGATTGGGCCGTTCATTGGTTTCTGAACGCTGGCTGTAGAGCAGTACCAACTGAACTGGCATAGCACTTTTTCATATACTATATTCTTTTGATAAACCACCTGACAGATATCGCTAGGGAATTGTCCACTTTCAGCTCTGTTAATGGTTACTTGTGCAACTGCCACTTTACCTTCAAATGGCTCATACCCTGCTTCGTGATATATGTTGCGGGCTAGGCAATCTAATTGTGCCTGACGAACTTTTGCAGTTATTGGACTCGCTTCCAATCTTGCTTCTTTTAAACGATCTAACTTGTAGACCACTGCTTTATAACTTAGACTAGCAATAATTGAAATTGCTATAAAAAATACTATTGTTTTAATGATGCGTATCATTTCATTCTCCTTTACGCTGGATGAGGAATCGCTAGTTCCGTTTATATCATAGTCGAGCTGTAATGCTTCTCCTTTAGTGTTTTTAGCCTCTACTTTTTTAGAGTGCGTTATATAGTTATCCATGTTAGCACCATGGAAAACTGGTACTTTATACTTAGTCACAGTTTATCTCCGCATTTTGGAAATATCGACTGCTTCCTCACTGCTAAAAACCGGCACTGCGTTGCTTTTATGCATGGTTGCAATGCCTTTTACCATGTTTCCTGTGTAAACTTTTGGTGCAGGCATAGTACAAGCACCGCCAGAAAACGGCAAACTTTTGATATGATCTGTCGTGTTGCGTCCTTCTGGGATAGCTAGACCGTATCCGGAACTTGCCAAACTAGCAGAAGTCATAGCACGTTTTCTGCGCTTTTCTTCCTGTTCGATGCCTTGCCGTTTGAGCAATTCTTTCCATTCTTTGTCCAACTGTTCTGCCTTTCGCTTAGCCTCTGCTGACGCAAACTTCTTTTTGCCTTTCTTTTTGCCTGTGGTACTAAGCCAAGGGCCTTCTAAATGCATACTCATAATTTGTATCCGAAGTAGTCAATAATGTATCTATTATACGCTATTTTTCGATCACTGTCAAGTCAGTCTTGAGCAACGTAGTTTTTTCTGTAATGATCAAAATTTGGATTCAATCCAAAAGTTCCTAACTTAGTAACTAGATCAGTATACTGTTGATCAGACATATCACCCCAACTACGATGATTAATACTAGCCCATTTATTTGGAGCATGTATTCCTAACCTAGTTATGAAATTTTTGAAATCCTGATCAAACTGTTGACCGTCTCTTAGATAAGGTTGGGCCCAATCATCTTCTACCTTTACATAGTAATGATACTTGTCAATACCACCGTGTGTTTCTGCCCAAATATAATACCAAATAAATTCACTTTTTATTTTCGAAAGACTACTAAACCATCTGACAAATTCTCTAGTGCTAGCATGATCCTCGATGGCAGAGCTTATCAAATTAGTATTGAAATAAATTGGAGTACAAATACTCATTATTTCTTCATCAGGTATTGCTTTACCGTAATTAAGATTCTGACTATATGCGTTCCATATATCAGTAGGCATTACAAGTCTACTAGTTCTATATGGGTATTTGCCTTGCTCATTTGAAATCTTACTTAGACAAAACTCTTGATACAAAAAGTTTTGGCTGTCTAATACAAGATAATAATCTGTTGTAATCTTATCAGCAATGATTAATTTTATTATCTGCTGATTAGCCCAACCTTCATAGTGCGACTTGTAATGCCTGTCCCACACGACATCAAAATCTTTTTTTGTAAAAATAGTAACAGAATGATTTTCTAAATACTTTGATAAAGTTGAGTGATAATAATCTAAACACCTAGTAGGATCATTTTCGTTTATTGCAAGAACAATCTGTTGTCCCGGTTCTAGATACTTGCTAATACTTTCTGCTTGTAATTCGTATAATGCAAGATCACGATTGCAGATAACAGTAACTAAGGAACAACTCATACTCTAAAACTTTCCCCGCAACCGCATCGATCACGTTCATTTGGATTGTTAAATTCAAAGCCTTCATTAAGTCCGTTACGGACCCAGTCCATAGTTAACCCATTCAAATAGGCTAAACTTTTGGCATCAACTAATAGGACAAAATCTGAATGTCCAAAGTTAGTTACGCCTACTTCGGATTCGTATTTGTCCACATACTCGATAGTGTATGCTAGTCCACTACATCCTGTAGTCCTAACACCTATACGTATACCAACGCCCTTACCCCTGCGTTCAAGTAGTTGCTTGATTTTCTTTTGAGCTGTGTCGGTTACGGTAATCATTTACGGCCGCCTTGATAGCATCTTCTGCTAGTATTGAACAATGTATCTTTACTGGTGGCAATGCTAGTTCTTCGGCAATCTGACTGTTGCGTATGTTAACAGCATCATCAATATGCATCCCACGAACAAGTTCTGTAACCAGCGAGCTACTGGCGATTGCTGAACCGCATCCATATGTCTTGAAACGAGCATCTCTAATAATACCATCTTCGTCTACCTTTATCTGTAGTTTCATTACATCGCCGCAAGCAGGAGCACCGACCATACCAGTACCCACTGTAGGATCATTCTTATCAAACGATCCAACATTGCGCGGATTTTCGTAATGGTCGATAACCTTGTCTGAGTATGCCATACTAGTTTGGAACTAACACTATTTTGTATTGATTAGTCTGCGGGTCAATCATATACTGATAATGATAACCTGCTGGAGGAGGCATTGCGCCGGGTGGCTGTACGTATACTGTTGGAGGTTGTTGTACAATTACAGGCGGTTGTTGCACGACAACTGGCTGATTAGCACGATTGATCTCGTATCCAATTACTCCACCAATAACTAACGGTGCGACCCAACCGCATCCATAGCATCCGCCTCTATAGTATCCACCATGATGGTGCCACTGTGCGCTAGCTGAACCTGTAATTGCTAATAATGACAAAGCTAAAAATAACTTTTTCATACACTACTCCTTGGACGTATACTAATATAACGCCTTAGACTAATATTTAGTTGGTTTATTTGCCTTCTTTACGAGCGTTTTTAACTGCTGTAACGTCGTTACGTGTTTCTTTACACAACTTAGCTAATTCTTGTAAGTGTTTACGTACACGGGTACCTGCGGCACCAACTTCTTTGTCGTAGAATTTTTCGAAGTCGCCTTCCATTGCTTCTACTAGTGCTGTGAATTCTTGATATTTTGTTGACATTTGTTTTTCCTTTATACTAATTTGATGCCAGTTGTTGACTCTATGAACTGCTTGGCAAACTGTTCATCGGTAGCTTCAGATACCGTGACTGTACTTTTTTGTAGTCTAATCTCTTTATCTGGATTAACAGTAAACAAATACGGCATCAACCCTGGACCTTTTGGTCCCATACCAATTACTTGTGGATTTTTTAGTTTATAATAAACTGCACCATCTTCTACTAATTTAGCAACGATTTCCTCGCCACTAGTTAGTTTAAGGGTGATAACTTCGCCTTGTGTTACGCCTTTATCAATTAACATATTATACCTTTTCAAAATGTTTTTTGAGTTCTGTGAACCCGCCTACTAATTTATCGTCTAAAAAAATCTGAGGAACAGTCCTGGCTGTAGGTACTGCTTCTAATAGTTGTTCCTTAGTCCAATCTTTATTGATGTTTCTTTCTTCAAATTCTATGCCTTTTAACTTGAGCAAGTTTTTGGCTTGATCACAAAATGGACACTGATTTTTACTCCATACAATCGCTTTCATTTAAATCCCTTTTTACTATTATAACGCTGGTAATGAATCATAGTCAATACCTTCACCCATGATACCAATTACATAATTCGTCGATTCGTTTTCTTGTAGTGCAGTTTGTTTCTTACTTGTATCGCTGTGCTTGTTAAACCAAGGAATTGGTGTAGATTTTGGTGCAGGGTGATTGTACTTGATACCAATATCCTTAAGTGCGGCTACGGCTGTATAGTCTACAAAGTCTTTAAGAATGTTAGCGTTCAATCCAATCACTGGTCCCTTTTGGAACAAGTAGTCTGCCCATTCCTTTTCTTCACGGATAACATCTAGATACATTTGATATACTTCTGCTTCACATTCTACTTTAGCTTGTGCGAAACGTGGATCTTCCTTAACCACTTGATTGATTAAGAATGCGGTCCAGCCTTTGTGTAGAAGTTCGTCTTGTAGAATCAAACTGATAATGTTACCATTACCAATAAAGATCTTGTTCTCTACCATTGCTAGACTTGTTGCAAAACTTACCATAAAGCGGAATGCTTCTAGCGCATAACTGGCATTAAGAGCTAGCCAAATAGCTTTAACGTGTGTAGCTTCATTAATCTTTTCTCCTGCTTCTTTACGGCAATTGATTAGGTGTAGTGCATCATAATAATTACCTACACTTGAAGCCATGTCTACGATTTCTTTAGTGTCATGAATAGTGTTAAACACATCCTTAGGCACATTGTAGATGTTACGGATGATATGGCTGTAACTCTTTGAATGGATGTTGGTTTCATAGAATGTCCAGTTGTATACTAGAGCTTCTAGTTCTGGTAAACTTACGACCGGAGTAAAGATTTGGCTTGGGCCGCGGCCTTGCAAACTGTCAAGAGCAGTTTGCCTAAGCAGGTTACTAGTGAAGATATGTTTAACTGCATCGCTCGCATCCTTAAAATCGTTAGCGTCTTTACTAAGACTAATCTCTTCTGGTTGCCAAAAGAAGCCACGTGCTGTTGCTTCAAAGTCTGCAATCTTCTTGTATTTGACTTCTTCAAATCGCTGGATAGTAACAGGACCTGCTGGGTCTAGAAACATCTTACGACTTAGATAGTCTGTCTTAGTTTTTAAATTATATTGTTCTTGGCTCATCTTATTTCCAATGTTATTTTTTATCTCTTAGGTAATCCGATAATCGTGCTGCCAGGAACAATGCCTCTTTCTGAGAACCATTGCTTGTTCATCTCTAGTGCATAACGCACTGGCACTTCAGGGCAATGACTATCAGTGGTTTCTGCCTGCATCTCTTCGATATTCGCAATCTTACCGTCTTCAGTAATGAACGCAATAGCGAGTGAAATTTTAGTGTCTCTCATCCAGAAGCAATCCTTTTGATCTTGTTCAAAGACAAAAAGCATTCCTGAATCAGTCGGCAAGCTGGTGCGATCTTTAAGGCCGAATTTTCTATCTGCAAGTGCTTCGGCAACTTCTGCCTGGATACTGTATATTCCAATCTTCAACTCAATGATAGGTAACCTAATGTTCAAGTTATTTAATGCTTGATCCATTAATATTTTCCTGATGCAAGAACTATCTTGCAAATGTGTTCTAATCTTTCTATGTGCTCGTAGGCACGCCATGGGCTTGTATCGATAGCAACTACTCCGTGCCCTTTGATACCCACAATATCATAGGCAATGTTTCCTTGATCATCTAATCTTAGTTTCTCAAAGCATTGATCAGCAAGCTCTTGACTAATAGGTGGAACATCGCCAACATTAGGTGCTACCTTGGTATAACGATTAAGTTCAGGAAATGCATCGCTAATAGTGCTAAGGTCAATGCCTGCATGCATGGCGGCAATACAGTAAGTAGGATGAACGTGTACAACTACACGGACTTCGCCACTGTGTTGTCCCATTTCTTTCTGCAGACCAAAGTGTAATGGGATCTCTCCACTAGGCTTTAGGTTCTTACTGATATCAGTGTAGTCTAGCTCTTGCCAGTTATAGGCCATGATATCTTCAATTCCAGTATTCCATTTGCCTATTTGAATCTTTTTAAACTGATCCGGTTGCATGGTCTGCTTACGCACACCGCTTGGAGTAATGTAGAAGTGGGTACGATCGTGGTGACGAATACTTACATTGCCATCGCGGCTAGTAATCCAATTACGCTTATATGCGTCTACTAATATATCACAGATAGTTTCTAACATTATAGTTTACATGCCTCGCAATCTTCTTCGCTGTCATAATCAATTGGCTCTAACATTGTTGGAGCTTCTTCGGCTATTGCTTTGCTACCGGCTTTGTTAATCAAACTATAGTAGAATGTTTTCAATCCCCACATGTGTGCTTGCATTAGATT